GGACCCATCGCGCCTTGCGATCCATCTCTGCCGTCCACTCCGTTTTTACCAGATTCACCTTTGTCTCCCTTATCACCTTTGTCGCCCTTTGGTCCTTGCTCTCCTTGCAGACCACGTTCGCCCTGTGCGCCTTGTGGTCCAATTGGACCAACTGGACCTTGTTCGCCTTGTTCGCCTTGTGGACCAACTTCGCCTACATCGCCTTTTGGTCCTTGTGCGCCAGTATCACCAACTGGACCGCGTGGACCCACATCGCCTTTGTCGCCTTTAAGACCTTGTTCGCCTTGTTCACCTTTTGCGCCAATAGCACCGCGCGGACCTACTGGACCAGTAGGACCTTGTTCAACGACTTGTGATTGCAACTCTTCTTTTAGTTTTGCAATCTCTTTCTTAGTGTACGCTATTGAGGTAGCGACTGAAAGTGCATCGTTGATTATGCTATCATTCGTTTTCTTTGTCACCTCTTGCCTCTTGTTCAACTAGTGTATCAAAAAACTTAGTCATTGATTTGGCTAACTCTTTTTGATCCGTATCATCAATAATATGAGGCTCTACCTCCTCTTTCTTTACCTTTACTACAACTTGTTGCGGTGGTGGTGCGGGTGGTGCGGGAGGCATTACAGGCATTGGAGGGGGTGCTGGTTCTTCATCTGGCATTGTTGCTTCTTCTTCTGCCATTTCTTTATCCATCTGCTTAATATCGTCTTCAGTCTGTTGTAAAATTTTAGTACGAACATAAGCAACGGAGAAGTATTTACCAACGTGTTGATCAATATCTGAAAGAAGTGTTAGACGTTCTTTGAGAATTTCAGCATCTTTTAGTTCAGCGAAATGTGCATCGGTAATAAAGTCGAAATAAATTTCTTCTTTAATTTGATCCCATTCTGCCTTAGTACAAATGCCCTTGAGAACTAATTGAGTTTCAAGCATACGGTCAAATAGATGTGTAAATCTATTGCGTAGTCTTGCAATAAATTTTGAGAATTTTAATTCATCGCGTGTAATCTCGGATGTGCGACCGAGAGAGAATCCGCTATCAGATTCTAAGCGTGAAATTGGAACGCCAAGTGATTTGTAGAGTTTCTTTTGAAAATATAAAACGTCTTCAATCTCACCCAAATTCTGACCGCCTTGAAGTGTAGTAATTTCTGTACCTCTGCCACCTTCGCGGCGAGGCAACCAAAAGTCTTCAAGCATTGTTTGAAAGCGTCTGTCATCACGAATCTCTCCTGTAGTTGCATCATATACAAGTTTGTTCTTGTACTTCTGCATAATATCACGGAGATATTGTTCTGCTTTAATCTTTGGTAAGTTACCCACATCAATGTAGAAAATTCTACGTTCAGGTGCGCGAGAAATACGATAGATAACTGTCGCATCTTCAAGCATTCGCAACTGATTAAGTGGACGAATTGCTTTGTTTAAATGTGAAATAATTACCTTACCATCTTTATCTGAAATGCCCGAATGAACATAGCAGATAGAGTCTGGTGCAATTTTTAAACCTTGATTTGCATCTTTAGCAAATCCTTTTTCTGAAAACACAAAGTATTCAATAGGTCTAACATATAATTCTGTTTGACCTGCTACTGCTTTTGTTTTTTGTGTCTCGCGCACTTTGCGAATTTTGCGAGGATCAATGTAACGAACCTCTTTTAATCCTGCGCGAGGTTGTTTTTCATCAATGATTAGGTGATAGTATAAACGTCCATCAACGTACCATCTACGAAATATATCATATCCTTGATTACCAAAATCAAGAAGTTTAAGAATGTGCTTAAACTCATCGCGAATTTTCTTTTTGATTGATTCTGGTTGCTCTAATTTGTCCAATACAATTTGTACTGGATACTCATCAGGTTGATATACGATTGCTTCGTTTACAATATCATCAATCGCTGTGTCACATTCTGCCTGAAGCGACATTTCACGATACTTCCGAATTAGTTCTGAGTCGTTCTTGACTGTACCTTCAAGATCAACATAAGTTCCATATACTCCGCCACCAACAATGTTGACTGCATTATCATCATCATTTGGTGGTACGAATGATCTTACCTGTTCACTTGCAGGTTCATCCTTACCGATTTTAAAACCGAACAGTTTGATTGCCATATTTTATTCTCTTTCCATAAGAAAAAGGGGGCGTAATAGCCCCCCATTAAAACTATTACGCAACTATTTATAGTCGCGAAAAGGTTTCGTCAATTAAGCAGAATAGACGTATTGGAAGGTTACGGTAAACTCTTCCACCGCGTCTGTTGTGTCGTAAGACAAATCGATAGTGCTTACATCAGTTGGGAAGGCGTGGAACAATTTGGTTGTCTTAGATACGCTGTTATCATCTTTTAACTGATCTACAGTAATCTGTGTAGTGTAATCAACACCTGCACCTGCTCTTCTCAAGTTTGCACTATTAAAATCATTGTTATTGATGTAGGACATCCAATCCTCAAAGCCTTTGCGAATTGACTGTGATTCATTGTTGATTACTGTTACTGTCCATTCCGCAAATGTTCTGTCGCCTGGAACTTTAATTCTACGGCTTCTGAACGGAACTTCAATAACACCCAAGGTGTAACCAGGAATTGCACCTGCTTTTACAAGAACATCTGCACCTGTCAAACTTACACCCGATGGCAATGCACCGAATTGAAATCTGAACAGGTTAGGTCTTGCACCACCTGCTAACGCACTTCTGAAAGCGGTAATTGAAAAAACTGACATTTATTAATCTCCTATTTCGTTATGAGTTAGACGGTAAAGTAATCGTAAACCCATGTAACAGTAAACTCAGAAATTGCATCTGTACTGTCATATGATAGGTCAATTGCAGAAATATCGCTTACGAAACAGTTGTTTAATGTATAACTTCTACTTGGTGAACCAGACTGGTCTAAATGTTGTACTGTAACAGTAGTCAATAGACTGTTTGTGGTTCTACCACCAGAACTAACTGCTTGAAATGCTTCAAAATCTGAAAATACGAAACCTGTTTGATATGCTTCAATAAGTCTTCGCGCATTCATATTTGAGTCATTGATAACTGTTGTGGTCCACTCTGCAAATGTTCTGTCGCCTGCAAGTTTATATCTACGCCCACCGCCGGTTGGCACCTCAATCGTTCCGTGAGTCGAACCAGGGATTTGGGCTGCTTTGCAAAGAATTGAATATGTTGCTGAATCAAAACCTTGAGCAAACCCACCTGAGAATGAAACTCGGAAGAGATTAGGGCGCGCACCAACTCCAATCGCAGTCTTAATTTGTGATAGTGTATTAACGGCCATTTTATCTCCTTAGATTCTTTTATCTATTTATCCGAGTTTAACCCAATTCTGCGAAGGCTGCCGCTCCGCGTACAGAAACAAAGTTCAACTGGATGAAGTTAATAGATGCAATTGGGCGAACATAAATGTCCGCAATAAATTCATTTGCATTTACAACGTCATCTGGATTGTTTGTGTCATCGCAGATTACACGGAAGTCAGTCATACCACGTTGTGCTTGTACACTTCTTAGGTATGGCTCTACAGTATTTAGGAACAATGAACGGGTTGCGGCATCGTTCTGTTCGAACAATACATCTTCAGCAAATGTTCCAATTGAACGCTGAATTGTGATAAACAATCTACGAACATTGATACGGCTGAATGAACCAGTCTTTGATGTGAATGTCTTGTCACCAAACAATACTACACCGCGACCTGGCTGTGAGAAGATTGGATTAACTGCATTCTTGTAAAGAAGATCGCGCTCTGCTTCGTTTGGATTCCAAGCAAGTTTTGTTACGTTAAGGATTCTACCTTTTGCGAAACCTGCTGGTGAGAACCATGGTGCGCTTTCGTTGTCTGTTCTAGCCATGCAACCAGCGGTGTCGCCGTTTGCAGGTACCCAACGATATGTATCGTTGTACTTGTCGTACTGGTATTTGAAGTTACCATCCATGAACGCATATGTTGAACGTGTTACTGTATTTGCAAATGCATTTACGTCTGTTGTTTCATCGCCTACGTTGTTAACAACGTCTGCTTCTTCTGGAGAGAATACAACTACGCAGTCTTTACGCTTTTCAGCAATGTCTGCAATAACTGTGTTAATTACTGTAGCAGATGCTTTACCCATTGCAATCAAGTCAATCTTGACTGATGCTTTGTTCTTGAATACGTCAAATGCTGTAATCTTTTGTGCATCGGTTGGGTATGAACCATCAGCGCCACCGGCGAGTGAGTAGTTCTTTGGTGCTGTAACTGCTGTGAAAGTCTTGCCTACTACAGTTGTGTTCCAGTTTGAGCCAGCGGCATCTTTGTCCATCCAATAAACATATTTAGAAGTATTGTTTACTACGTCTTTGTAGAAGTTGTTACCACCTTGTTCGCCTTTTGCATCGCTACCTTTTGAGACAGCGGCAAATTTTTCAAGCAATGTTCCTGATGTGCCAGTGATCAATCCGTCTTCGTCAACAATTGCAATGTGCATTTCATCGTTTGCACCGCCTTTAGATGCGGCATATGTTGATGTGCCTGGTGCTACATCGAATGAATCGAAATATTCCCAACGGCGAACTGCTGTTGCGGCTGTTGCGCCAGTCAAGTGTGCTGACTCAAGTGTTAGGTGAGTTGCGTTTGTAACTGCCGCAACTTGAATTGAACGACCGCCAATTACTAGAATGTCACCTACAGTAACTTCAGTATTTGCGGCTGAACCAGTACCGACAACGGCTGTTGCGCCTGCGGCTACGGTGAAAGTACCAGTCAAAGTTGACTCCCATGCCGTTGCTGAAGGGCATGTAGAAACTTTTAGAGAGTTACCAAGTGCGCCAGCGTACTGAGCAGCCCATGGTCCTACGTCACCAGAACCATCTGCATATGTGTTATCATATACATCTTCGTTCTTAATTAGAAGACCTGTACCTGTATTACCTGAACCTGTGGTTGCTTCTGCGGTTGCGTTAAGCAAACCTGAAGTATTCGCACGGGAAACGTACAATGCGCCTGCGTATGATAGATAGTTTGCTCCGGTTAGGAAGTCAACAGCGTTGGTTGCATTTGGCGCACCGAATCGGGCGACCAATTCTGTTTCGCTTGTTACCAGTGTTGCTTGCTCAACTGGACCCCATCTATGCATACCGACTACTGCACCTACAGATGCGCCGGAAGCGGGAATTGTCGCTACCTGATCTTGTTCGGTAATCTTAATTCCTGGTGAGATTAAATTGATTGCCATTCTTTTTCTCCTTGATTGTAAGATGTTATATCTTTTCGTTCACTTAAAGGGTATTCATTCATTATTCTTGTTTTATTTATAAAAAAATGAATTTTCACTTTGCCACATTTGACCAGTTGAATCTACAAAAGCGCCTTCATCTTGGCCGTCATTGATAATTCCAAATGGAGTCAATTCTTGTTCAATGTCTTGAATACGCTTTTCATATAGTTCTTTTCGTATATTTATGTTTGTTAGGTCTTTGAAATATGGGTTAGTCGTGAGCCATGAAAATAAAACAAAAGGCATGACAAGGTCATCATGATAACCTTCATCGGCTTGATAACTGCTTCTTTTTTGAATGAATGTTGAAATTTCTGAAATAGTATCTGCATCACGAATAAGCAGTTTCTTTTCTTCAGCCATTGACTTAAAGTTAGAGCACCCAATTCTTTTGACCTTCTTATCCGTGATTACGCCAAGTTGTGTTTTACCGCCACCAAAGCCGCCTGAAACAACTTGCCCGTTTGTATTTCTATTTACAAAAATGATGTTTTCATATTCGTACTCATTGTAGAGAATGTCTGCAACTTGTTCAGAAACATTTATTTCTACCAGAACATATGCATCATTAAATTCTTTTGCTAGTTTGTAGATAACGGATGGATAAAGTAATGGACTAATTTTGTTGTCTCTATACTTACCAACTTGTTTGTATGGCATCTCAGTAACATCGATGATTTGAAATGCTGAATAATCACCCTCAACACCTTTTGCTGTATCAGCAACAATGACATAAGTTTTATTCTTTTCTGCTATTTCGTATACATCCAATCCGTCTTTGCTGTAAATTGGTTGATCTGCTGACAACTGCGCGATTGTATCTGCGGCAATGAGTGTAAGACTTGAACCAAGAAAGTTACAGAGAACCTCTTGATTATATTTTAATTCACCAAGAAGTTTTCTTTGGGTCTCTGCCCATTTCTCATCTCGACCAGGAATCTCCCAATACGGAATAAACAACGGCACAAACCCATTACGATCATTTTTTGCATCGTTCCAGAATTTCCAAAAGTGATTGTAACCAAGTGGTGTAGATGAAAGAAGAATCTTTGTAGTTTCACCAGCAGAAATTGTAGGATAAACTGCGGTGAAGAATTCTTCAGCAAGATTGTTTGGAATAATTGCAGTTTCGTCAACATACAACATGTTTACGGATTTACCACGAATACCTTGTCTGCTTGTTGCGGCTGTAAATACAATTGAACCATTCTCTAGTGCAATGTCACCTTTGTTCCATGTTGACACACCTTGTTGCAACCAGATTGGAAGATTCTCATACATTAACTGATAACGATATAAAACCTCTCGCGCCGCTGATGCTTTGTTTGCAAGAATTGCAACTGTTTTGCTTTCTTGAAAAAGAGTATACCAAAGAATGTATGCCGCAGATGTAGTAGTCTTACCTTGCTGACGCCCCTCCATCAAAATTATTTTGCGATTGTTGTGAATGATGTTGACTTTATTCTTTTGACAATCGTAAAGTTTGAAAGGCTGAAGCCCGTGGTCCAGCGTTACAATTTTACAGTAAGATTCAATAAAGTAAATTGGGTCTTTGGCGCACTTGAGGTATTCTTGAATTTGATCTTCAGTAAATTCAAGGTCTACACCAATCGCTTTTAAATTCGCGTTACCAAGATATGTTTTAGTTGCCATAAATTATTTGTTTGGCAGTTCGCCTCTTTCAATGAGAATCTTTTTGTTTTGTTGATGTGCTTCCTGCACTAATTCTTTATTCTCGCCCAAGTACAAAACTGCATAGTTATTGTCAATCATCCATTGATTAACTCTTGTGCCGTCTTCAGTAATGAATACGCCTAGAATACGACCAAATTTATCGTCATTGCTATCGGGGCGCATTGTTTCAATTATAGCCCATGAACCAACTGGTAGTTTTTCTTGCAATTTTTTCTTTGACAATACCCCTCTTGGTTTCTCTTCAGTATTTGCAGTTCTAGATTCTGGCGTATCGATGCCAGCCAAGCGCACTTTTTGATTTGATAGAACAATTTTAAATCCTAAATCTAAATCAATCTCTACTGTGTCGCCGTCAAGTACTTTTAAAATTTTTGCTCTGTACTGATACATGTTAAGTTCCCTTTATCAATTT